GTTCATCCAATTATGGGGTCAACTTCAGTCTGCACAAAGAGTAGCTGAACATCTTGGTATCAACATTCGTGCTGTGCATTTGCGTAGAAGAAACATGGAAAAATTCTACAATATGTCGCTCGTTGCTAGTGACCACAGAGGTGTTAAGTACGACAAAAACAAACCCAAATCCTTTTCCCCTTTAAAACAAATAGAGTTAGGCATAGAAGATGGGTGTGTAATTATTTTCTCTGATGCCCACTTTATACCTGGTCAACGAACAACAGCATTTAAAGGGCTTCTATGGGCTATCCAAGAGTTCAAACCCAAAGCAATAATCTGTAACGGGGATGCTTTTGATGGCTCTACCATAAGCCGCCATGATGTAACTGACCAACCACAAACTTCTGTCATCCAAGAGTTAAAGGCTTGTCAGGGTGCGTTGGGTGAGATAGAGGAAGTAGCTAAAGCAGCGAGACACAATGTAAAGCTACTGTTTACATGGGGCAACCACGATATTCGGTTTGGCAACAGATTAGCCCAACACGCACCACAGTTTAAGGAAGTTCAAGGGTTTAAGTTGACAGACCATATCCCAGATTGGGACTTCTGTTGGGCAGTATGGCCTACTGAGAATGTCATTGTTAAGCACCGCTACAAAAGTGGGATTCACGCCACTCACAACAATACTGTCAATGCGGGTGTGTCAATCGTTACTGGACACTTGCATTCCTTGAAAGTGACCCCGTTTAGTGACTATAACGGAGTTCGGTATGGCATAGATACGGGAACATTGGCTGAGACTGATGGGCCACAGTTTACCTATGCTGAGATAAATCCTAACAACCACAGGTCAGGGTTTGCTGTACTGAACTTCTTTAATGGACAACTCTTATGGCCTGAGTTAGTCCATAAGTTTGATGAAGACCAAATCCAGTTCAGGGGTGAGGTAGTTGATGTAGGTGCATTTTGAGTGCTTGGCTAATCATCCTCACAGGGGCAATCTATGCCTATATCGCTGGTGAACAGCTATGGAAAGATAACCCACACATGGCTATTGTCTATGCGGGTTATGCCTTCTCAAATGTCGGACTGTACCTACTAGCCAAGTAGCTTATAGGTGGTCAAATGTCTTTCTGAAGACCCCGTTTGGCAAAAGAGTACCCCTACGATTCTTGATCTGATCGTATGCAACTTCCATGCAGTCTACCAGATGTATATCCTGCAAAGCGCAGTAATTGATAAGACAGACCATGACATCACCAACAGAGTCAACAACAGCCTCTTTGTCGCCTTTAATGGTTGCATCAGCTAGTTCTCCCATCTCCGACATTGCTTTTAGAAGTTGAACTTCTGGTGTGCTGTTAGGGATAATCTTACGGGCTTCTGACCATTGGATGATTTTCATTTCAATTGCAGCGTAGCTCATCTAACTCTCCTTAAAGGCTCTTGATATTTCTCAGGTGGTGGTGGTAGCATTTTCTCAGAGGGTGGAGTCCATCCATGTTTTCTCCAGATTGCTTGGACATCCGAACCTGATTCCCATTTGAAATCCTTGTTGGCAACAGAGGGATAACTGATCTTTGAATAAGGTGGTTTTTCAATCATTTGATAGCTTTCATAATTCGTTGATTTCTGCCAAATTTGCCACGTTTGACACCCGATACTTCAATAAATCCCTTGTCTAACAAAGCACGATACCTTGCTGTGATTGAGGAATATGGGTAGTTTGGATACATCTCAAGTATCTCGTCTGAGATACACCCATCTGGGAAGCTCTTAATGGCCTCGTAAACCAACTGTTCTAGCTTGGTGCTATCAACCCCTTGAGCCGCCTGATGGCTCGTTATGGGGTCTTGGTTTCTGACCAACTTAAATGGTTCAGTACCAAAGAATCTCTCCATTGACTGCTTCATGTTGCCGAAAATATCATTCATTATTGACTCCTATTGGGTGGGGCTACGACTGCTCGTCCGCAAGCCTGAAAAGCCTTTGCACAGTTTTCGCCCCGATGAAAGTTTATCAGAAGGGAATGTCTAAGTCATCAAACTTGGGCTTGGGTGGTGCTCTCAATGGAGACTCATCCTTGGGAGACAGAGCCAAACCCATGAATTTGCCACTTTTGCCCTCTTTAATCCAGGCAGATAGCCAGAAATCCTGACCATTTACTGTGATATTTCCTTTGTAATCAGGGTGTTTCTCTGATTCCTTTTTATCGTTTTTGAACAAAACACCTGAGTTATCTTTCTTTTCCATTAGATTTCCTTTGCTTTCTTTAATGCGGAACGCACTTTACTGGGTAGGAGTGTCCACAATGCAATCTTTTGTTCTGCATCAAGGTTCTCTCCTTCCAACTTATCCCAAGCTGCCTTGGGGTCGCCTTGCTCACAGGTAGCAATCAATTCAACTGCCATTTCTTGCAAGTACTGTAATTCCTCTTGAGGAATATTATCCATTGCACCCTGAGTAGGCGTGATCACTACCGATCTGCCCTCTTCAGGTAAGTCTTCACCCGCATAGATGTATAGACCCAAGCCATGCAGACTTAAAGCCTTAGTCATGCAACGCATAATTGCTGTGTTGACTGCAAAAGCATCAGGAGTGGGGATGGCCTTGTTTCTGTAGTCCATCACAGGAAGCTGACAGGTCATTGGCTTGCCAAACATGGTGGCTGTAACGAACACCATTGCTGTGCCGTTGATGTCCATGAAACACTTGTCGCCAAACATCTCTACCTTGTAGGTAGCGGTAGGATCAGCTTTAAGAGCCTCTGCCCATGCCCAAGCCCATGATAGGTAGGTCAGGTTGTTTTTCTTCTCTGTATGAGAATTGACATCTTTTTTAAGTAACGCTTCTATTGACATATTAACTCCTTTGATTTTGATCTAATTCGTCATCAATGATTACTTTTTGTTCTTCCAAGTTTAATTCTTGGAATTCAACAAAGTGGTTTTCATCGCAACATCTGTAGTTTTCGCCTTTTGGTTCTAAGCAGTAACAGCAGTACAAAATGTCTGCAAATTGCTCTCTGTACTGTTCAAACAATGTCTTCATATTCACTCCTGTAGGTTTATTAAAATGTCCGTTTTTGCAATTCACTGTTAAATGCTTTAACACACTTGTTGAGCCAGCGCTTCATTGCAACTTTTTAGCACGATGGACTTCGCACAGAGAGTTGCTCAACACCTTTAATGTGCCATACCTTTTTATTTTTTTACATAGGGGTTTTCCCTAGTTCACAAAACTTTTTTGTCATGCTAGGCTACTCACATGAACATCGAACAAATTGAACAAAAATGCGCTGAGACATTGCTTGATTATGCAATCACAATGGCTTCAGCTTATGTAAACGAACCAGAGGACTTCAATGCCGCAGTAGTAGCTTTGCTTTGTAGAACACTAGAAAACCACATAAACCGCCCCATCAACATTCAGGAACTTTACCAATGACCCAAGAAGCAGTAATTAGAGCATTACAAAATGGCCCACTTACTTCCTACCAAATAGAGGATTTAACTGGCATACCAAGACTATCTATTGCAGCTTGTTGCACCAAGATGAGCTACAAGAAGAAATTAAAAATTGGAAAAGTTAAGATGGGTCGGTCTTGGGTTTCTCAGTACACCCTTGAGCCACACATGATTGAGGCTGAAAAAGTAGAAGAACCTCGTGATCTGCTAAACCCGTTTGACATTAGGAACGCTAAAGGCATCTTTTCTAAGGCTGAGTATGCGTCTATGAACGCCCAGGCTATTCGTTTGTTTGGCAGAAAACCAACAAATGAAATCACAAATAATCAATTTATTTGATACAATGTTTTGAAGCATGGATAGATACGAAGTCATGAGCGTATCGAAAAGAGAGCCTCCCCTCCTTCCATTGTTTCTTTTTGTTAGTGGGTGGACAGAGCGAGGAAAATTATGCTTTTACAGCCGAAAAATTGGGCAGTCTTTCAACATTACAAAGACAGATGCCCTCCGTGGATAAAACTTCATCGTGACCTGTTAAACGACAGGGCTTATATGCGCTTGCCTATTGCTAGCAAAGCGATAGCACCAATGCTCTGGTTGCTTGCAAGTGAGTCAAAAGATGGTGTTTTTGATGGCTCACTAGATGAGCTGGTGTTTCGTTTGCACATTACGCCAAAAGAATATCAAGATGGAGTTAAGCCGTTGATTGATAACGACTTTTTCATACTTGTTAGCGGAGTGCTAGCAGAACGCAAGCAAGTTGCTATCCCAGAGACAGAGGGAGAGACAGAGACAGAGACAAAGAAGAAAGCAACTAGCGTTGCACCACCTGTCGGTGTTTCTGATTCTGTTTGGCAAGAATTCAAAACTTTGAGGAAAGCCAAAAGAGCACCGATAACACAAAGAGCCATTGATGCAATTTCAAGCGAAGCGCAAAAGATTGGATGGACACTTGAGAAAGCCTTGGAAGAATGTGTAGTTCGTGGTTGGCAAGCATTTAAAGCAGATTGGGTTGTAAAACCAAACCCCGCAGACATTGTGAGGCTCACAGTTCCATCAAAGAATGAGCCTAACCTTGCTTTGCTGAAAATAGAGGAAGACGCAAAAAAAGCCGCACCAATTCCGCTAGAAGTGTTGGCTAGGATGGCTCAAATTAGGCAAAAAGCATGAACTACTTTGAAGCTATGAGACTGCTAGACAGAGTAAAAGATGGTGTCCCTTACCCATTACACCTGATAAACAAAGCATTGGAGTTAACTGGTGACTTGGAGCAGACGTAACATTCAAGGCCCAAGCGATAGAGTAATCCTAGAGCAAGCCGAGGCTAGGGAACTCTACAGAAATTGGGAAGGTAGTAAAAATCGTGACCTCATTCGTGCCAGACTTGAGAGAGCCGAAAGAATCTATGGCATAGGTGCTAGAGATCGCATAAGGGAATATATGAACCGAATCAAAGATGGGACACTTCTATGACTTTTATGGTGACTTTTAAGTTGGATGCTAACCCTGTTGGCAAACAAAGGGCTAGATACGTCAAGAGGGGAAACTTTGTGCAAACTTACACCCCTGAGAAGACAAGAACCTATGAGACTTTAATCAGGGATTCTGCAATCGAGGCAATGGGTGCTTCCGAACCATTGGAAACCCCTGTCAGCCTTTATCTCTACATCAGAGTGCCAATCCCTAAGTCATGCACCAAAAAGCGGTTAGAGGCCATTGATAACGGGTCAGAGAAGCCAACAAAGAAGCCAGACGCAAGCAATATCCTAAAAAGCGTAGAAGATGGCATGAATGGGGTTGTCTACCATGACGATTCGCAGATCATAAACATCCACGTTACGAAGGTTTATTCAAGTCTGCCAGGCGTTGATATTTGCG